CCTCAGGGGTCTTCCTTTTACGACTCATGCTATATTTTACCTAACTTTTCAAGTGGGTATTCTAGTCAACCGGGATGACCGTTACCTCGATGTTGTCGATCAACTGTACTTGGTCGGAGCGCCAGGTGTCGTCGACCTTACCAGTAACCATGAGGAACCGCGTGTAGACTCGATCACCCACGTAAGATGAGTCGCGGTTGAAGTCAGAGCCGGAGTATGAAGCCAGGTAGAAGCATCGTTTAATCAGGTCTGGCTTCCGGGACAATATAAAGTACTTGACGAGAACGTACAGGTACTTAGCCGTAAGAGCGTCCTTAGCGTGGCACCCGATGACCAGGTTTACGTCTCCGCTGACGCCCTTCACCTCGTACTGCTTGAAGTTCAGACTTGACTTTATGTACCCAGTGGCGGTCGAGAAATCGACCTCGTCTTGTTTGCCGATCAGGAACCCCTTGGACCCGTTGACGTTGACTATACCTCCGAGGACGTCGTGCTCGGTCCCAGCCGAGTCGACGTAGATCATGCCGTGGTACACGTTAGCCAAGTTCATGGCGTCGGTGACCGACACCTTGCCGGTGAGCGGGTCGAAGCCGGTCACGTTGAGGTTGTCTACTCGGTGGAGGGCCTGAAGCTCAACTGGGTCCGCGATCTGCTCTTGAACTTCCTCGTATAAGTCACCGAGATGGGCTCGGGGCTTGCTCTCGTTGTCTGAGCCTACCATGATGGTGATGGCCAGGTCCTTGGCGTCTACCTCGTTGTACGAGTAGAGGACCGCGATGTCTCGATCGACTAGGGCCTTGATCTTGGCGATCTCGGCCGTACCGTACTTCTGGGTGTTGTAAGCTCTGGTGAGCTGGGCGAAGATCGAGTCAAGTATAGTCTTGTCAGCGCGAACGTTCTGAAGACCGTCGCGAATGACCGACTCAATGATAAGCTCTGGAATGATGAAACCTTGCATTCGCGCTCCTAATCGACTCTACTTTATCAGGGTCTTGATGATGTTGTCCATCTCTTGCTCAACGAACTTCTCAGCCTCTTGGAACAGCTGGTATCCTTTGTGACCGGGGTGGACCCAGTCCTTACCGTGCTCCGACACCGTTCGGTACGTCATGTAGACCGAGGACACTCGACCTGACTTTGGATGAACGTACTGGTACTTGGTCATGCCCTCGAGGTTGGGTGCGCCGGCGTCGCCCTTCTGAACGGTCGCGACCTTACCCTCCATCGGGTTCCCGCTAGCGTCCTTGAAGACCTTGCCTAGTTCTTGAACCGTACCGTTACGGCCCCTGGCCATCATCTTTCTGATGTCTTGAGCCAGGTCACCGGTCGGAGCCGGCGTCGCTCGGTGCTCGAAAGGTACGTGCGCAAACTTGTGACCGTCCTTAGACTTCTGAACCCACGGTTCTCCAGCCCGGGAACCGACGCCTACGGTCTTCTGAGACTTCAGGAGCTGCTCTCGGATCGAGTACGACCCGAAGCCCTTCTCGAGCTTGTTGGCCCACTCGCCGTCTAGGTAGATCAGGTACGAGTCTTGGCCCAGGTCTTGAAACTTGAGGGCTTTAAGGTAGTTCTTCCTAGACTCATCACCGATCTGCATCTGCTGGATTCGGTTGGCCATGGCGGAGTAAGCAGCGTGCGCTAGGTTGCGCACCGCGGCGTTTATCTCCTCCTCGACGAGTGGAGCTAGGTTCTCTAGGGTCTTTCCTAGAGCTTCTGCGCGGATCTTAAGGGATATGTCAGACATACCCCTATTATATCGACTTAACTTATTGGAACAGCTTCTTGATGAGCTTGCTGGTGGGCCTAGCGAGGAGCATCGTAAGGAACACGATGTGGAACACGTCTGGCACGAAGATCTCCCGGAAAGAGACCATAGAGATCAGGAGTGAGATCAACAACGTCGCCAGCAGCTTCGGGAACAGCGACTCCCCAATCTCGTTGATACCACGTCTCAGACGAGCGATGGCCTCAGCTGAGGAGAGCCCGTTCTCACGGAGGTACCGCTTGTACTCAGATCTTCCGAGCACCGCGGCAGTGATCAAGAACACGATCAAGACAGAGTTGTCCATCAAGAACTGCATCAGTTACTCCTTAGTTGAAGCGAGGATCCTTCTTGACCCAGTTGTTGATCAAGCTTGAGCAGTACTTCTTCAACTTAGAGTCGTCGAACTGCTTCGAGAGCTTAACCGTTCCAGCCTTTACGGCCGCGAACAACCGCTGACGGACGATCTTACGAACTTCCTTCGTGACCAAGTCCTTCAACTTAGCATCAGCGGGCTTCTCAGTAAGACCCAGAGCTTCCATCGTGAACGCGAAGATCGCATCCTTTTGAGACAGCTTCGTAGGATCCGTCGTATTAGTTAGAACTTCCATCTTATTTCCCTCCGTTAAAGTGGGTTCAACTTACGTGATGATGATACCCAGTCGAATCTAGCCGGTGAACTATTTTTTATAGCCGAGGACTGCCTCGCAGTATACCTCTTCAAACGTCTTGTATCCGCCTTGGCCGTTGTGCACGTCCACGATGACCTTGTTCTTGATCTGGGATCGGTTGAAGGCCTCGATGAACTTGCGCTGCTCATCACCCTTCTTCGTTGGGTCGAACGATAGCCCGTCATCCTCCAGCATGTCTAGGTTTGAACTGGTGAGGAGTATCAATCTGATATCGTCATCTGCGGTGTAGAACTTCTCTGAGAGCATCTCGCGCTCCATGTCAAATACGTAGTCACCTGGGTAACCTCTGTACATCGGAGCGTAGACGAGCTCGCCGAGGTGGGTTCTATCGAAGATGACTGGGACGTTTGACTTGATGAGCTGAAACATTCCTCGGTTTGCCTCTTCTTGGTACAACCGACGAGCTAGGTTCTCCAGCGATAGGGTCTTGAACGACTCGTCGTAGTCGGTGTCTGAGAACTGACACGACTGGATCATGTCAGCCTTGTCGCAGAGCGCTGTTAAGACTTGAGGTTTGTCGTAGTGAACCACGAGGTGATAGCCAAGATCGTCGATGATGTTCTTGATGAGAGAAGACTTACCGAGTCGGTCGATACCGTCGATGAGGAACTTAGTCGGATACGGCTTCATTAAACCCTCCCTAGCATCTTCAAGATCTTGTCCTCGTCTCGGTCGTAGACGTGGATGTTGTGGACGTAGTGAGTATACGTACCGATCTCTAGATCTGGGTACGCTTCCTTGAGCTCTTCACGCATGTCGAAGATCAGCGACTGAAACCATGGAAGGTCGTAGACTAGACCTAGAGTGAGATCGTTGGATCGCATGTTGATGGTCAAGTTCAGCTTGTTGTCTCGGATCATGAACAAGCCGTGGAGAGTACACGTCTGGTCCTTGTTACCCATCCACTGATGCTCTGGCAGTGAGAAGCGAAGGATAGCTTGGCGTGTGTCCTTATCAGCAAGCAGCGAAGCCTTAGCCCACTCCCATGGAGTGCGTCTAACCGGAACCATTCGAGTTACTGAACCATCGCCCTCGAACCTAGCTGGGACGACCACCTCAGGCGCGGTCTCGAAGTCTGAGCCGTGAGACTTGTTGTGCTTGATCAAGTAACCGTACGCGGAGTTGACGGTACCGTCTGGGTTGGCAAGCTTGAGCCAGAACTTAGAAGCCTTGCCGAAGTCCTCAGCCAAGTTGGAACCAGAGCTGTAGAGGTCGAACTCCTTCTTAGAGTACTCGACGATGGTCTTGTTTCGCTCTAGGTCCTCAGTGACCACAGCTTCTGTGGTCGGCTTGAGTACCGTGAACTGGTAGTTGAACTTCTCCCGAACGCGCTGGCCTCTTGGAGCTGACGTAGAGTCTGGGTTGTCGTACACGTCGGACAACGTACCAAGGTAAGCCTCGTGGATGTTCTCATAAACCTTCATCAGTATCCTCTCTTCTGGCGGTCGAAGTTCTCGGCGTTCTTCGTCATGTAAAGTTGAACGAAGATCTCAGGCGTGATACCCAACAACAGACCTACGTTCATGAAGAAGTGGAACACGTCGATGTACTCGTACCACGTCTCAAGCTTCTGCTCATCGGACGTAAAGCCGGCCAGAGCTTCAGGCGAGTAGGTCTTCCACTCCTTGAACGGCAGACGCTCGAGAAGCTCAGCCATCTCTAGGTTCATGTTTCTCCACTCCTTAGAGATCTGATCCACGCGCTGCTTGAAGCCAGCCATGTCGTAGTCGAGGGCTGTGTCAGGTTTGCGGCGCGCTACGTCTCGCTGAAGAGCGAGCTGCATGTCGAACATCGCCTTTAAGGCATCTTCAGGCTTCTCAAAAGCCTTAGAGAACAACTGAGCGCATCGATTCTCAGGGTTAATCTGGGACATTGCTAGACCCTCCTATTAGCGATCTATTATTGCAGGAGTGGGGCGTAGCCGTAAACTGCATGAATTTGATGCAATCTTGTTTACTAGAGTGCATAAAAATGATACGCTCCTAGGCTCTTGCTTTGCAAGCGCAGTAAAACGGGCTTAAAATAGAATATATCAGGGGGTGTACTGATGAGTAAAAAACTAGATCAAACGATAAACGCGTATCTCAAGTCAATCGATTCTGGTCCGCTCCTGACGCGAGCTCAAGAAGAAGAGCTCATCAAGAGCATCGAAGTGTTTCAAAAGCAGATCCTCAGCAACCTGACGCGAACTCCGTTCTCTCGTCGAGAGCTGAAGATGTACCTAGAGAACCTTGACTCTGGCGGCGAGTCCATCATCGACATATCTAAGCGCTTGGATGAGGAGTCGTCTAAAGATGCTCAGAAGGAGATTCATCAGAAGTTCACCGAGCTCGTGAAGCTCCTCGGCAAGGACATCGACGTAGATCAGCTGCTGCTTGACGTAGCGCTCACCGGCAACGTCGTGTACGGTGTGGTAACTGAGATCAAGCGAAAGAACTCGCTGATCCAAGACATAGAATCTAAGTTCAAGTCCATCAGAAAGTACTTTGACCAATCCGAGACTAACGACGACATCATGGCTCAGATCACTACCGACTCTCCTGATCTTCGATCTAGGATCAAGTCTGAGTACTCGCTGACCGACGCCAAGTACAACAACAAGCTAGTCGAGTGGTCGCACGTCATAATGGAGTACAGCACCGCTCGCGAGAAGGTGAGAGCTCCTTTCGCTGAAGTGAAGGAGACCTCTAAGACGATATCTGACCTTGAGTTCAAGGCTTCAGCTTTCCGCAACGAGCTCATCAACAAGAACCTGAGACTCGTCATCTCCAGAGCTAAGAAGCACGTCGGTAAGGGCCTCGACTTCGAGGACCTGATCCAAGAAGGAAACCTAGGCTTGATGCGAGCGGTCGATAAGTTCGACTCATCAAAGAAGACAAAGGTATCAACGTACGCCACGTGGTGGATCGACCAGTCCATCAAGCGTGCTATATCAAATAAAGGCAAGACCGTTCGAGTTCCAACCCACATCGAGTGGATGGAGACTAACCTACGAAAGCTCATATCCAAGATGACCCAGACACTGGGTCGCGCTCCGACTAACGCTGAGGTATCTAAGGAGTCGGGCATCGAGGTCAAGGTCCTAGAAGATCTTCAGACGCGGGCTCAGTACGAGATCGGCTTAGAAGAGGAGCTGTCGTCTGGGATGTCTCTTCTTGAGATGCTTCCTTCTGACGTAGAGTCTCCCACCTCGGTGGTGGAGCGTAAGGTTCTCCAGGATCGAATCAGAGACATACTGTCTACTCTCGACCCTAGAACTGAGAAGATCATAAGACTTCGCTTCGGCATCGGTGAGGTCCCGGACGACGAGGGCATGACCCTCCAGGCTATCGCAGACGAGATCGGTATAACCAAGCAGGGCGTTCGAGTGATCCAGTGCTCTGCTTTTAGAACGCTCAAGAAACGAGCGAGGAGGCTTGCAAATGGGTGAGGCACTTGTACTCTTAGTCTTGGTTAGCGCGTTAGTCGGCATCGTAGCTTATCGAACTAGCTTGCTGATCTTAGGCATCATCGAGCACCGGAAGCTTCGACAGAAGTATCCGTCAGTAGAACCCATTCCTCCGGGCTACGGGTGCGAGATCCACACCTGGGAGAAGGCCAAGCTGGTTCTTGGCTCGCTGCCAGTTGATAGCTACCTGGTATGCACCGAGTGCGGCATCATATCTGGGAAGAACCGTAAGCTTAACGGACCTGGTCTTGAGGTCTTAAAGAACAACCATAAGATCCGCGAAGAGCGCAACCTAGCGTACGAGGAGACTAGACGTAAGCGTCAAGAAGGTCTCGACTCTAGGATGAACGCTTTAGTCAAGGCGCACGTTCAGCAGTTTGACGGTGATCTCCACCAGAACATAGACAAGCTTCAGCAGTTCTTTCGCAAGAGCGTCATAGAGGTAGACTCGTTGTACGCTCAGCTTAACGAGGAGTTGGACGATCGGTCACGTAGGTAAGCTGATCTATCTTGGTGTGTTCTTGGCCTCGCTGGATCCTAAGTATCGGGACGCCAGCGACATGTCAAGACGCGCCTTGCTAGAGACTCAGATGATGAAGGAGGAGATGCGCGTCTTTCAGGACGATGCCGAGCGTAAGCTATACGACTTCACCGGCATCACCAAGGACGAGCTCGCGTACGCTGGTTACGCGTACCCGCTCTTCGCCGGGAGAGTATCGACCAAGCCGTTCAAGAACTTCAAGTATCAGACTAAAGATAAGTGGATCCTGAGACCTGAGATGGAGTACATCTTCTCAGACCAAAACTACACCATCAATCTCATCTTGATTAAAGAGTTTTAATCGTTATCGCCGGTCTTGTTGTCGTGCTCGTCGAACGGACCCTCGTGTAGATCCTCTTGAGTGTTGATGTCCTTACGTCGGAGTAAGAACTCCTTGGTGCACATCCACTGCTCCATCATCTTGATGTGCTCGACGTTAGGCTCGCCAGGTGCTTTGTACTGAGTGTAGCGATTTACATGCATCGCCTTGGTCGCCCGGTACTGAGAGTGCTTCTCGTAGTGGATGGAGTAGACAACACCGTCAGCGGGCTTTCTAGCGCCCCACTTGATGTTGCCGTTCTGGTCGATGTTGAAGTCTTGAGCTTGAAAGTACTCAACGCCGTTCTTGTCAACGATCAGGTTCACTCGGCAAGCCTTGTACTTTAAGATGTCAGTATTAGATCCAGGCTTACGCATGACGCGCTGGTAGTAAATGTCCGTGAAGTCGCAGAGCTCGATGAGCGTGAAGTACTGAAGCTCCACACCGATAGGGAACGTCATGAGCACTGAGTTTCCGTCGTGCTGACCTGACTGATCCATCATTCGCTCCATCTCTTGGTTCTGGATGAAGGCTTTTACGGTGATCGGTGTTCGGTCGATGTACCCAGATCCGTTGCACAGAACACAGTCTATCTCGTGCTCTCCACCGTCGGATGACTTAACGTTCGGGCAGTACATGCTTCGGTAGATGCGAACGTTGACGCCCTTTTGCTCGATCATTCGATCAAAGTCGTCTACGCGCAAGTCTACGCGCTGGCGGGCGTCCGTATCGGGAAGTACCTTGTCTTCCTTTACGTCCCAGCCCTTAGCTCTCTTGGTCTTCTTGTTGTGCCCGTACATTATTCTTCCTTCTTAGGCTCTTGCTTCTCTTCGACGACTACGCTTCCATCCTTGTTCTTCTGCATCTTGCGGCCGAAGTACAAGCCAGCGCAAACCATGAACATGTTCAGGGTCTGGCTAGGATCAATGCCTCCAAGCTGACCAGACCACTTACCCACGATAGATACTACCCAGATGTTGAAGCTGATGAACACGAGAGTGAGAGATACCGATGCGCCTTGCTTCGGGTCGCGGATCATAGGCATAGGAATGCCCTTGGCGTTCATTGAATCTACGAACTCTTTCCACTTCTCTATAATTGACGCGAACATCCTACACCTCAAATAAAACGGGCCAGTTTATGCTGGCCCGTGGGAACCGTGGTCGTTTTACCTCAAGCTGAGGGACTTAGCGTTCCCACGGACGACTTACGTCGATTTAATAAGTTACTCGCCTAAAATCTTCTTAGCTTCTTCCTCAGACAATCCCATCGAAGCCGCGAGGTCCGCGATCTCGAATGACTTGGTGAGGGTGCCGTTCTGCTTCTTCTTAGCTTCAGCCTTGAGGACGTCGCCTTGGATCTCATCCCAGTTACGGTCTTGAGACTTAGCGATGATGTCGTTCAGGTCTTCCTTCTTAGTCTCTGACTTCTTGATCTCCTCAGCCTTGGGCTCGCTCGCGACGGTCTCGTTGACGAACTGCTCAAGGTTGAAGCTGTGGTTGCGGCCAAGAACGTTAGACTTGAACAAGCGGTTGTCATCTTCCCAAGTGGTAGACTTCTTCATCTTCTTGTCTTCTTTCTTCTCGTCCTTGTCTTCTTTCTTCTCAGCTTCAACTAGCTTCTTAGGATCCTTAGTTCCGTGCTCTTTCTCTTCCATAGCCATGATCTTGTCCTTAGCTTCTTCTTTATCCATGGCCTTATTCTTCATCTTACCTTTCTCAAGGTCTTCAGCAGGCGCAGCTTCGGGCTCAGACTTCTTAACGTCTTTCTTAGCCTTGTACTTGTCGAGAGCGCCTTGAACTTTTGACTCGTCCATGCCCTTCTCTTTAAGCTTCTTCATGACCATCTTGTCGTCGTTGCACTTCTCCATGGCCTTCTCGATGACTGCATCGAGATTGTCCTCCATGGCTTTGATGACCTGACCTTCCCAACCATCGGTTGGAGTGCCTTGATGATCTTGCTTTGCAGCCTCAGGCTTCATCAGCTTCTCATCAGCGTCATCTGAAGCGATCTCTTCCTGGATGAGCGTATCGGTGATCTTGCCCCGGATGTGCTTAGCGGACTGAGCTTCTTTGTCAAAGCTTACGGCTTTCTTCATGGTCATCTCCTCGAGAGCGGCCTTAAGTACGGTCTTCTCTTCATCGGTCAGGGTAGGGAGCTTCTTCTTCAGCCCCTCAGCGCCGAGCGACTTAATAACTGAGAACAGCCGCTCAGAGGGCTCAGCTGACGCCTTCTCCATCTTCTCGGCCATCTCTTCAATCTTCTTAGTGATCTCGTCCATTGTTCTCTCCAGACTTTGTATGTTCTTAATTATACCTTGCAAGTTAGGTCGTTAGTTTGACCAGGAGCTCCATCATCCGGAGCCGCTTATCCATCTCAGACTCAATAGGTTGCGCAACCACAGGGTTGACGAGCGTCTCGGTCAGGGCCTCGACCTTTACCGGGTCCATCGGAGGCGGGGGTGGTAAAGGAACCACCTTCTGAGCCCACTCCTTAGCGAAGCATAGTTGGGCTAGGCTGGGGAGGGTCATCCGCTCGATGCGGATCTTGGCGTTGTCCTCAAGCACCCCGTCTGGAGTGGCGTCGAGCTTCTTAAAGACCCCAGAGTATAGTCCATCCTCGACCTTCACCAGGTGCAGATCACCCTTCGGAAGAACTACCATCCTCGGGACCTCGCCGTACTGGTATCCGTCCATGACGGATCTCAGCTGGTCAAGTAGAGTCGACTCAGTGTTCTCGACCGAGAACTTAGCTGTGTCTATCTCGGCCGAGTCTAGGTGTCCCATCGAGGTAACAGACTTCTTGACACCAGCAGCGCGCTTAGCTTGAGCGGCCTTGTCGTCCGCCGCAGCCTTAGCTCTTCGGTCATCGATTCGGTTAGCCTGAGATAAGAACTGCTTGCCGAGCCTCTCGTTGATCTTGACGATCTTCTCGAACGTTGGCTCGATCTTGGTTCCTGATTGCTTCATGCGCTCGATGCCAGCTGACAGCTGCTGAGCTCTGGTGTAGAACAAGTTTCCGACCTCGCGAAACTGCTCAGGTCCGTAGCCGTGAGCGAGCGCTGCGTCAAGGTTTGTGAACACTGGTTGACCATCGCGGGTCTTTGTGTCCTTTAGAACGGCTCCGTTCTCGAGATCCTGAAGATGCTGCTCAGCCTGAGTGATCAGCTTCTTATCGGTCAGCTTCTCCTCTAGAGTTTGACGAGGAGTCTTCTCTTTCTTAGCGTCCATGGCCTCGAGCTGCTTCTCCTCTGGGTGCTTAACCGGCTTCCACTCGCCGTTACCCATCTTCTGGTACTGAACTCCGGAGTAAGTACGGATCTCTCCGACCTGCGCCGGCTTTCCACCCTTCTCTAATTTGTCGAGTAAGCTTATGACGTTATTCATAGGATTGTTATCGTCTGACCTTTATAGTAGTTTTTGAGTATCTTCAGGATAGCAAACGGATCATCCTTCGTAGTGCCGTAGAGCTTGTCCGTGATGTCCTTGATGACTGACGAGAATCCTGAGTTCTCGGCAGACTGAGTCGTGTTGATCGACTGAGAGAGACCGTCTAAGCTGATGCTCGTTCCTGCGATACCAGCTCCTAGGATCAAGTGACCTGCGGTGATCAAGCAGATGATCGCTGCCACCATCGAGATTGCTTGGTTCAATAGAACTGGAACTTGACCTGAGCAGAATCCGTAGTCGTAGTTGATCTCCCACGCGTGCGGAACTTGAGCCACAGAGAAGAGCTCTGGGTAGAAGCCGGTGCTTCCGATCTGGAGGTTACCGGGAAACTTACCGTTAGGAACCAGTCGAATGGTGCCGTCGGTACCGTCAGCCCGGATCCAGTTGCCTGGGATCGTGATGCTCTGAGTCTCGTCGACCTCGCCGTTGTCGTCTCTGAAGTACACCAAGCGGATGGAGTTCACTCGCTCGATCGGGAAGTTGTTCAGCTGAAAGTAGCCCCAGTCGTAGTACTCGGTGCGGTGGTAGTCCTTGTACTCCTTGAAGGCCTTGATCGGGGAGATCTGGATGTCCAGGTAGTGCTCGAGTAGCGATACCGCGGTGTCGATCGCGTTCTGGTACGCGTCCTCTGAGAACTCGGCTCCGGTCTCTTTGTCACGGATCTTGACGCCGAACAACCACGTAGCTTTAAGCTGCTTGATGTTGACGAGCGGCTCCGTCTTCTTACCGTCGAGCGTGTTGAGCAGCGGTACCTTGTTGACTGCCTTTACCTTACCCATTAGCAGTCTCCGTCAAACGTGATCTTAGCGATCAGGCTGTAGCCCATCCCCATGCGAAGATCAGATGAATTCGCGAGAGCCGGCAAAGTACCGGATCCGTTGAAGTCCAGGTCGAACCTGACGTTGCCACCGATGACTAGAAGAGTCTGAGCTCCAGTGAGCACGAACTGATACATGGATCGGTCATCTGGATCGAATAGAGCAGAGCCTGGAATCGTGAGCTCGGTGCCGTCAGATTGCTGAAAGATGGCATTGATCTGGGCGCCTGAGTCGGGGATGAGTCTCTGACCGGTCTCAGCGTCCAGGATCTGAACATTAAGAACTAGGCGTTGTCCAGGGATGTACTCCTTGGTGTCTACGTACTTGAAGTTGTTTAAGGTGGCTTGTTCGTCGATTAACTTAACTTTAAGCATTGTAAGTCTCCAAGGGGTTCTACCCTCTCATTATATCAAACCTGACTGGGGAGGTCAGTCGACTTACAAGTTGATGAGTTTTAACAGCTTAGCTACCGCTACGAGGGCGGACAACAAGGTTGCCGCGAAGATGATGTACTGCTTCATAGTGGCCCGGAACTTAGGGGCTTCTTCGAGCCTCTCGACTCTACTTTTGATTGACATCGTCTCTTCTTGGATAGACTTGCGAATCTCGATCTCGTTGTCTAGTCGCTTGGCCTGGGTATCTACTCCCGCGATGTGCTCTGCCAGCAGCTCGTTCTGCTTGATGTCCTGACGCTTAACTTCCTCAAGATCTTCCTTCATGTTCTTCTGCTCGGTCTCCATGCGAACCGTGCGTTCTGAGATCTCCGAGATCTTCTCCAGCAATAGAAGGAACTTATCATCTTGGTTTGGCATCGTCATGGACCCTTTGTTATGCAGAGTATGCTACACATCTTAATTATACCTGACGACTACTCCGTTAACTTAACCGGGATCTTCGCGGCGGCTAAAGCTAAGTCGATGTCCTTAGGCTTCAATAAGTTCAGCGGCTTACTGAACTTAACTCCTAGGGTAGACACACAAAGGGTGCCGACCAGCTCCGAGCAGATGTAGCCTGGGTCGTCATTCCAGTGGATCTCTCGGTGGAGCAGCGTAAAAGTTAAGTCGGATATGAATATCTGAAGCAGCTCGAGCTTGGAGTAGTAGACCCCGGCCAGCTCCATGCAGTCATCGAACATCTGAGAGTGCTGCTCTGGGGTAAGCTCGATCTCGTACTCTCGGACGGTCACGTTGTGACGATTGAAGTTGGCGAGCGACATGAAGTGGACCATGCCGTGGGCGGCGTGAAATATAGCGTCCTTGGAGTCCGCGTACTCGAAGCGGAAGTAGACATGCGAGTACTCCTCACCCATCCACCAAGCTATAGCCTTGGAGCCGATCTTAAACTCTCTAGAGTGAGAGAACCCGACGTAGAGCTTCATAAGGTGCTCAGTATCTCTACGATGCGGTTCTTCATCTCTCGCTTGGTCTTCTCCGTAAAGAACGGCGCCATCTCTGGAGTTGGTTTGATCTTCTCTAGGGACTTGTATACTTCGTACAACGAAGCTATGGATCCCCAGTACTGAACGTCTTTGAACGTTTCACCAAGAAGCTCCGTCTTTCCAGCTCTGGTGATCTGAGTAGCGATGTTGCCGCCTAAGAACTCCAGCATCATAGCGTCGAACGCTGCCTTAGCTTTAGTAGCTACGGTAGCGCCTGCGTCGATGTACGGCTTCGGGATGTCATTCATAAAATCTCCTTAATCAAATAATAAGAAAAACTTACCAGTCTCGCTAGCGCTGACCGGAAACAACTCTGGAGCGGGTCTACCGTCCATCCAGTAAGTCTCAGACCCCGAGTTGTTCGTCAGAAGCGTGTTGATAGTTTCCATAGACCTACCATCTTGCCAATAGTCTTCCGAGTTGATGTTGGTCCCGAGGGCCCCACCATCGATGATCTGCACCTTGAAGTTGTCCTCGTTGATCCATCCAGTAGTACCGTCGCAGTCGACACATACCTCGAGGATCGTGTCGGCCGTTACAGCCGGAGTAGTACCTGCGATGGTCTCGAACGATCCTGAAGACGCTGCGGTTGCAGTAGCGAGCACTGTATCGGTTGTGATACCCGCAGAGTTGTTCGACTTGAGAATGAGCCTTGGGAAGTTCCCGTTGTAGGCGGTTCCGTCTCCCACCACCGACCTTCGCACCGCCACCGACACCCTAGCGGTCTTACCGGACGGGATGGCGAATCGCCTAGCCGGTAGCTGAAGCTTAAACGTGGCGCTGCTCGGTGCCGCCCTAACTGATGACGTCGGCGTAAAGTTGATCACGTTATCGAAAGTTATGGTTCCATATCGACACCACATCTTGTGGACGCCGTTGGTTTGATCGTGCCGCGAAGAGCCTACAAACGACTGAGTTCCTAGCACGTTTTGAGCAGACATCTCCGTGGATGATCCGAACAAGCAGTTCCTGAACAAGATCTCTGAGTTGGCACCATCTGGTGCGAACGCAGTTATGTCTGACGTCGTATGGGCCGTCGTAGCGGCGAACGTGCTGTTGAGAACCCTAACCCCGAACGAGTTGCTGAAGCGAATCCCTAATGGTTGCACTAAGGTGGTCCCGCCATCCATGACTGCGTTCTCAATCGTTATGTCCGTAGCTTGGTTCAGTTCTAAGCCGCACGTCACGTTGCCGAACGCAGTTAACCCAGAGATGCTAACGGCGTGGGTAGACGTCATCAAGACGCCGCGAGTATTGTTCCTCCAAGCCGTCAAGTTCGAGAGCGAGAACCCATTCACCGACGAGTTCGCGATCGATATACCTACCGCCGTGTTAGAGTGCGCTACCAAGTTGCTGAAGCTAAGTGTCGTAGCAGCTGCTGGGTTGATCGTGCACCCAGTTGATCCGCCAGTAAACACACAGTTTGACACGCTTCCGCCTTGGAGCGTGAACAGACAATCTGCCTTTAAGAACCAAGAGTTCGAGAGCGTGACCGTGTTTACGGTGCTTGCGGCCATTAGTACGCCAGTGCCCGGCATGTTATACATAGTCAAGTCGTCTAAGACGATGTTCGTGCTAGTAGCTTGGTTGCACAATAGTCCAAATGAGCTAGCCTGAAAATCGTGGAACGCGCAACCTTTGGCCGAGAACAAACCAGTAGTTTGGTTGACATCTATGCCACGCTTACTCGCGGTTCCAGAGCCCATGAAGCGAAACTCGGTGTTGTTAAAGTCGTTTGTGCAGAGCCCCGCGGTAACGAGGTAGGTACCAAACGAGCTCGTGTCAGACGTGATGACTATGTTTCTAGTTACGTTGATAAGTTCAGCCTTAGTAGCTCCAGTACCAGAGTGCGCGAACGATATGGCTGGAACGGTTAACGTCGTACCAGACGCGTCAACAGATAAGTTTCTAGTCTCAGTCTCCGTTGCGGTCCTGGTGGTCGACGCGATGCCGATCATATCTCCGGCTTTCCAACCCGTAGCGACGCTTGTAGTCAACGTCGTAGCTGCCGCTGCCGCGTCCGCGTTCAGCATGACTCTGCTCGTGATCGCATTACCGAACGTAGAGAACGTTGCTCTAACGGTCATGATGATACCGCGAGCAACGTTGACGCCGCCTTGGTTGATCTGGAGAGTGAAAGAGCTACTCGCAGGTATCGGAGTAGCTAGAGTCCCGAGCCTAGTTATGCTGTCAGAAGTCATTATGATATCTGCGTTTGTGATAAACTTGTACGCGGTGGCAGGAGCAGTAGCCGCCTCAAAGATGCCCTTCTCGCAAACTCTAAGTTGTCCGAAGACCGTGGCAGCGGTGTTGTTGCACGTCACCGTAAGCGAGTTTGTCACTCCAGCGCTTAAGTGTTCACCGACCACGAAGAGCTGATCTCCTGCCGCCGGGGCTTGGTTTGTGGTCGTCCTTAAGTACCTGGACCAGTTGCTTGCCGTGGCGTCTCGAAATACTGAGGCACCTGCGTTCACACTGGATTGCATCTGAACTGTGTAGGCGGTTGCCGCTAGTAGAGTTACTGGTGCCGCAAACTTAAAGAACACCCAGCCGTTAGGCTGCTGATCTATATCCGTAACGTTAACTGTCACGGTAGTACCCGCCACAGCCACACCAGCGATCGCTAGACGAACTGACAACGTTCCACCAGTCGTAGTGGATCTGGTAGAGATCTGGATACCGATACCGTCGATCGTGATAGCACCTGGAGTAAATGCTGTAGACGACACGAAGGAGGTAGTAGTCGTATTCGTAGAGGCTTGAGTGTCTAGGAATGACGTCGTGTCGAGAACAGCCCAAGAAGCTGCCGATGTGAAGTTGCCAGATCCTACGTTTGCTAGGTTTGCCATTATACTACCTCAACCTTCCACGAGTCGATGTTCATCCACCCAGTGATGGGTCCGACCGCCTCGATGTAGAACTCGAGCACTCCATTATCAGTAGCAACTCCAGTGGTGCCGGATATAACTTCCCAAGCGCCAGAGCTCGCTGCTGTAGCAGTGGCTAGAACCGTAGTAGAGTTCACTCCTACGGCCGGGTTAGCCTTAACTACTAAACGTGGGTACGTCGTCGCAAGGTACGCGGTGCCGTCTCCGACCGTAGACGTGCGCACTGAGGCTGTCACCTTAAGAGACTTGCCAGAAGGAACTATAACTCTCTTGAGCGGAGTTACCGCGTTAGCGAACGTGTTCAAGTTAGAGAAGGTATACCGCAGAGACTCGGATCCTGGAGTAGCTGGATCGAACAGAACTAGATCATTCCTTAAGGTGCCGACTCTAGTCCACGCGAAGTGAGACGTTCCAGCGCCTTGGTGCTTAGACGAACCTACGAAGGAGTCGCCGATCAAGCTTAAGACGTTTGCGACGGTGTTGGTGCTATTGAACTGTGTGTTCCTAAACGAAACTCGACTGAGTGTCTGCTTCACCGTACCGAAGTCTATGTCGGCAGTACCGTGCGGGATGACGAACCCGAAGAACGAGTTCTCGATGGTTATGTCCATGCAATCAACTGAGAACTTTATGCCAGACGGCGCTTGAGGAGACAACCCACCCAGCGCAGTGACACCCTTCAGCGTGATGCTAGAAGATACGTTCGTGATGAACTCTATGTTTCCAGTCACGTTACCGAACAACGAAGCAGTGTCTATGACTATGTTCGAGCTGCCCACGATGTGGATGCCCCGCGTGACGTTCCTCCATGCGGTTACTCCAGTGATAGTCAACGGATCTGAGCTCAAGCAAGTTACGCCTGTGATGATTAACCCGGCCGCACCGTTCGAGTGCGCTGTAAAGTTGCTCATCACTAAACTTGACGTAGGCGTGCTGGAGCCGATCTGAATACCAGCGCCTCCAGCGCTAACCGCTACGATCCCGTTGTAAGTTCCAGCGGTAGCGGTAGACTGCAGAATAGAACTTGCGGCGCCAAGCCCAGTTATGCCCCAGCAGTTTTGAATCAAGATGCCAGTATTTGTGTGTGCAACGCAGTTGATGAACGCGGACTGGATGCGATACGAAACGCAGTCGCTGATCGTGATGTTGTTGTTAGCCGCCGCATTCAAGTTGAACCCGAAGCTCGATGTCGCCTCAAAGTTCGACAATGCGCAACCAGTTATAGCGCATGAACCAGTGGTCGTCGCGATATCGATGCCCCTAGAACCAGTGACCGCGGAGCCCATGAACTTAAACGCAGTGTAGTTGATGTTGACTACACCAGTTGCACCTAAGTTGATGAACGTTTGAAGAGTAGTAGATTGACCGAATATGTTTACGTTCCTAGTGATATTCACGATCTCGGCTTGAGATCCAGCGGTGCCGGAGTGCGCGAACGACGCCGCTGATACTGGGACGGTAGTTCCTGAAGCGTTACCAGACAACGTCAAAGATTCAGACTGAGTCGTGGTCTGTGTGGTGGACGCAACCGCGATCACGTCACCGCTTAACCAACCCGTCGAGACGTTGGTCGTGAGCGAGGTTCCTGCGACTGCTAGATCGGCGGCCAGCAATGCTCTACCAGTCTTCACCGCGCCGTAGGTGTTTAAGAAGTAGTCTCCTCTGCAGTTCAACCCGAACTGAACGTTAGACGCTACGACGAACTCGAGCTGTGCCTTGCTGGAAGCTGGTATCGGCGAAGCGAGAGTGCCCATCTGCAAAGTTCCAGCGCCGTTCAACAGCATCGTAGAACCCATCCTAAGTTGAAACGTAGTAGATATCGCAGTACTATAGTCTAGAGTACCTTTGCCACTGATCTCAAGTCCGCCAGTCCAGGAGGTGGCGGCGGTGTTGTCCATGGTTACCGTCCAAGTATTAGACGTTCCGGCTCCAGTTAACTCACCAGCTACTAGGATGTTATCGGCGGCTGCCGGTGCTTGCGTAGTAGTAGTTCTGAGTATCCTAGACCAGTCACCGGCGGTGGCTGACTTATAGAGTGTCACTGCGTTGGCTACCGACGACTGAATCTGAAGCGTGTACGCGGTAGCTGCCGCCAGCGTTACTGGCACCGCGAACTTGAATATGTGCCAACCATTGACAGTTTGAGTTATGTCTGACACGTTCACGGTCACCGTGGTGCCTGCCACAGCGACACCTGCGATAGCGAGGCGAACCGAGAAGGTTCCGCTGGGTGTCGCGGATCTAGATATGACCTTGACTCCGAGGGCATCGATAGTGATAGCACCTGGAGTAAACGCAGCAGACGAGATGAACGACGTCGTAGACGCAGCGTTGCTTACCTCAGTGCTGAGCAGCGAGATAGCATCCGCTACTGCCCAAGTGGCAGCAGTCGTGAAGTTGCCGTTGGTCTTGCTTACTAAAGTCGCCACTAATCACTCCCGGCATCGTCTGGATGAACTTCGACGATCTCTTCGATCTTCATAGCATCCTCCAGCTTCTTAATCTCCTTGCGAGCTTCTTGTCGCAAGAACTCGTCATCTATAAGCGATGGATCGATCTTGAATACCTTCTCTATGCGAACGGTCTCTTCACCGTCGTCATCTGAGTCCTCTAAGATCAGGGTGTACGCCACCCCGGAGTTCAAGACCTGCTTGTTGATGAACCCGTAAGTATAGCTCATTAAGACAATCCTGGTGTAAGCGCGAGCACGTCCCATCGGCTCGTTACCGCGTTATACTTGATCCCGAGGTAGTCAAACGTGTTCGGTGAAGTCGATAGACTAAGACCAGCTAAGCTTGGCGGGAAGTTGTACGCCGCGTTGTAAGCTAGAGTACGACCGCCAGTACCGTCTTGTCGGATCCTGATCTTGATCTCTTGGGTGTATCCAGCCGGGGGCGGGTTAGTTGGCGCACCCAAAGTTCGGTTACCACCGAGCGTCACGAGGAAGTCGTTACCCAGAGAGGCGTCGATCGCGATCGTCGCAGCATCCGTCAACGTGATCTCTTTCTTAGTGAGTCTAGTCTGGAGCTCAACCGCGTTATCTTTGACCTTCATCCGTGAGTTGGCAGCAAGCGTTCCACCAGTAAAGATGTCGACGATAGCACCAACCTTGCTAGTTCCAACCGCTATGCTGCCGTCGTTGTTATACAAGTACGCATCACCAGCTCCATTGATCGTCCACGTAGGATCTGAGTACGTAGATGAGTTGATACCAAAATCTGCGTAGTTGTTGGAGTCTACTCCGTTATCAGCGTTCGCTACGAAGTCAGTTGACGAAGCTCCACCAGTTGCTAAGTTCTGGATCAAGAACTGAGCAGATCCTCCAGAGACCGTCTTGTGAAGCTGAGCTATCGCGTCAGAATTCGGGATCAGCGAGATAGTTTGAAGGTTCTCTGAAGCATCAAGCATGTACTTGCCGTTGATGTCTATGAGGCGACGGTTCTGGATGTCCCAAGTCACTACGTTTGCGACGTCGTCTAAGAGGCCGTTGATGTGTACGTTCTTAGAGGCGTCGCGCTTCATTATGGTCGACGCAGTGTCTAAATCGGTAGCAGCGAGCGCAAGAGCCGTCGCTGACGCGACGTCCGCGGCGGTGGCTCCGCCGACTGCGACTACAGTTAAAGCTCCCGCGTTGGTGACGCTAGCATCGCCTGAGATAGTCCTAGGATTTAAGCTAGTTCCATCAGAGATCAAGATCTGAGCGTTGGTCCCTGGAGCCGCTGAGATCTTGTCGAGCTTCGTCTTATCAGTCGAGCTCATGAAGCCGTGAGCACCAGTCGTCGCAAGAGCGTGTAGGGTAGAGCTAGTTTGGTTGCCGTGAGCGTGGATGTGGTCAAACTCTGCAAGCTTACCAGAGCCAGAGCCTACGAAGTTAGACGTACCAATCTGAACCGGAGTATCGGTCTGAATCTCGACGTGTAAACCAGTCGCATGTATGGTGGCGCTAGCTTTCGCGTACCCAGCCGTAGCTGGATCAGTAGATAGCTTTAGATCCGCCTTAAGCTGATTTGCTACATCGTCATAAGTGAGATCGATTGAGTTTGTGTCAGCAAGAGCTCCACCGACTGCGTCTTGCGAAGCTTCGACGAAGTCTGTAACTTGAGACGCCAGTATAGCGATATCTTGCTCAGCGATAGACGTAACGCGACCTTTGGCGTTTACCACAGCAGACACTGTCTTAGAAGCTGAACCGTAAGTTCCAGCGGTCGCGCCAGAATCAGTTAGCTTCACATCAGCTATCGAGTTGTCCTTAACGTCAGCAGAGATCTGATTGGCGGCGTCGTTATATGTTAGGTCTACGGTAGCGGTATCCAGCAAGGCGGCGCCAATCGCGTCTTGAGCGGCTTCATCAAAGCCGGTGATGAGACCTGCTGGAACCGAGTTAACCTTCAAACCACCAGCGTCGATCGCTAGAGTTGAGTCAGACAATCTAACGTCTGCCTTTATAGCGTTTCCGGCATCGTCATAGGTCATGTCCACCGAGTCAGTATCAGCGAGAGTCGCACCAACCGCGTCTTGAGCAGCCTCAGTAAAGTCAGAGATCGTAGAGGCGAGTTGCGTACCAGTATGGTTGCTGCGCTGAATCGCGTAGTTCTGAACTGCGGTATCCGCCGCAGCTTGCGCTGTCGACACTGGCTTGTTAACGTCCGAGGTGTTGTCCACGTTGCTGAGACCGACATCCGCTTTGTTACCGCTCGTGGCAACTGCGGCAAGACCTGAGACTTGCGCTGCAGGCACAGTACCAACCTTCAAGCCACCGGCGTCCGACGTGAGCGTCGCGTCAGAGATCCTGACGTCTGCTTTAATGTCTTGACCAGATAAAGTTAAGTCGACAGTGTCTGAGTCAGTTACCGTAGCGTCACCGGTATTGGTGCCAGACAAGTTAGAGCCAGACACGGTTCCGCTAGCGGACACGTTCCTAACGCCAAGGTCCCGAATTGCGATGTCACCGTTGACGTCTCGCTTAACGATCTTTTGAGCAGTAGCTAACGCCGTCGCATCGATGGTGTCTTGAACTGATTGTGATATTTGAGACGCGGTCTTTCCGCCAACTTGTGCGACTACCGTAGTTCCGAAAGGACCGGTTACATCGCCAGCAAGCGTCGTGCCCGCAACCGCAGTGATCTGAGCTTGGATCTTCTGAAAAGCTTGAAGGATTGTGTCCGTAGCTAGGATCGGAGAGTTAGGACCTGCCGTAAACCCAGTCAGCACTTTACCGATGACGGCCGAGTTACTGAGCGTCACTACCGCGTTTCCAGGACCTACGCCGGTTGCTTCACCAGACAGCTGATCGATACCAGTCGTGGATCCGAACGCGATCTCAGTTCCGGCGGAGTCTTGCAGATAGATCGTCGTACCACGAACGTAGAATAAGAACGACCCGACGTCCGGGGGCGACGGCTTAAAGTCGAATGGAAATACCTGAAAGACTGATCCTATTAACATCTGTTCCTCACAGTACTATAAGTTTTGAACCGCGCCCGAGCTTAACAACTCCGCTTGGCGCTACTTTGATCGATGGCGTGATCCACGCTTCGCCGTCTTTGACGTCTACGTTTCCGTCTACTTGGTTGCGGTGGATGAAGCCAGTCGCGGTGATAGCACCAGAGTCTTGCACGGTCGTATTGGGCGAGTTCTTAATCAACTTGCCAGTGGTGCCGTCGTACCGAACGATGGCGTTATCGTTGGCCGAGCTTGGACCTACGACGTCACCTCCGCCCGCGTTGACGAAGTCGAAGTTTCCAGTAAACGGGTTGAAGACGATCTTGAAAGCCATTATAGGTTCACCACTGTAAATTGTTCAAAATCACCGTCGATGTCGTAGGTGATAGTTCCTGTAGCGACCAGAGTTCCTGAAGGACCACCGTCGCGGTACTCAAGACTGACTGGACCGTTCGCGTTCTTAGCGACTACCTTGACGTTGTCGAACTTTCGCTGAACGGCTTGATTTATGACCTTCGTGATGACATTACCGTCAGTGTCTACTCGAACCGAGCGCTTAACTCCGGTCTTGGTTCCGTCTAAGGAGCCAGTCACGTTCATCGAGTCTGGAGTCGACGTGTTGTAGCCGTCAGTCCCGATAGAGACATCGCCTAGGTTCACCGTAGCTGACGTAGGCATCGGGTTGTCTTGACTGTAAGGTTTACCGTCAGGTCCTACTCCGATGGTTCTCATCGCCACGGTAGGCTCTTCCTCGTACATCGCTCGCTGGTACATCTCTGGAGGAATGGACGGGCGCTGCTGCTCGTCGGCCGATACCTTGGCGTTGTCAGCCGTGGTGAAGTCAGTAAGGTCCGCCCGATCCTTCAGGTCTTTCTGCTCGGCTCCGCTCAAGAATAAAGTTGAGTCGACTATCCTCTGGATGGTGTAGAACCTGGGCTGGAACGCGTCTGACGACAACTTAACTTTTTGCTTGACTTTGAATAAGGTAGGTTGGGCTACGGTGATCTCACCGTACTTGGTACCGTTCGTAAGAATAGATTGCGGTGGAACCGCTAACCACCAGCGTTCGATAGCCATTGAGATGTCCCTTCCATACCGACCGCTATGTAGAGCGACCAACCGACCCATGCCAGTCTAGGCAATTATATCGGCTGTAGGACTAGACTATTCTCGGAGAGCCTCGTGAACCTTGGCTAGCAGGTACTTGTTGATGTCACGAAACTTCTTGTATGGAGAACTAAGGTAAGTCCTCTCAAGGTCTAAGCAATTTCGCTTCTCGTCCAGGAAGCGCATGACGGCTACTCGAGGGTTAGCGGCGGCCCGACGACACTCCAGCAGCTTGATGCCCTCGAGCATCAAGTACGTGGCGAGGTCGACGTTCTGCGTCTCGAATATATGAGCTTCCTTAACACTATCCATTAATCTTTCTTATCCTCAGTCTTCTGGGACTCGGCTGCTTTTCGGTTGGCGTTGTACTCGCGCTTCTTGGCGTTCTCCCGCTCGCGCTTCTCCCGCTTAGCTTGCTCCTTGGCTTCGGCCTCAGCCTGGGCAGCTTTGTCTAAGGCCTTGGCTTCAGCTTCGAGCTCAGCCATGGAAGGTGCCTTAGGATCATCGAGGATTGTCTTAGACTTACCAAGCTCGTCGTAGCCAGCCGCTAAGCAGCAGTCATCGATGAAGAACGGACCTATGTCCATCATGAAGTTCTTCTTAGTCTTGCCGCACCGGCATGTCTTTTCGATCATTTGAAACTCCTCTAGCTTCGAGTGCCTTGTTAACTATAAATTCTATCCTGTCTGACTCTGGGCAGTCAACCGGAATAAAGTCAAGTCCATGGTAGACCAAGAACGACTCAACTTTTCGGTCGATAAGCTTGGCGGTCTTCTCATCCTCGTACCGACCACGAGGATCGAACGGCTTCTGGCGCCTGAGCAAGAAGTTGAGGTGAGTCACTCCCATGTCCTGGGCGACCTTGAGGTCGTTGAAGACACAGTGCTTGATGGACTCGTGACCGGCGTAGTGCTTTTGATAGACCGGACACAGCACCAACGGTGAGTCGGTCACGATGAACTCAACCTTGTTGTAGAGGGTCGACTCTCGCTCAAGCTGCTGGCCGTAGATGATGGATTGGCCGAAAGGTCCTACGATCTTTCCAGCCCAAGCCCACTCCTTGACGAACTCCCGGACTAGCTCCGAGTGCTCGCCGCGAGTCTTAAGCTCACCGAATACCTTCGCTGCTGTCGTTGACTTCCCTAACCCAGAACCACCAAGTAGGTTGATGACATAAGTCTTCATGCGACTCCAATTTGTGCTTAGCTTTGAACGTAATTCTTGCAGGACGCGAGACGCTCGTCAACGAATGAAGGATCATTCAGCTGACGGTTAAGGCCACTAGGGTGAGGCAGCATAAAATGATCAACAGCCACACCTCGTAGACCATCCGACGCCACTCGACCGAGCGCGATGATCTTTGAGTACCGTGAAGAGATCTGCTTGATGTACGCGGCTTGACTGTTACTGGCATCTACTTTGTATCCTTCATGCATGTTGATGAAGCTCACTACCGGTAGCTCGAGGCGAGCCAACCACTTGTAGAGAGTCTTGATTGACTTGGCGTTTCCGCCTCTACGAGAGGGGTTCTGACCGACCACCAGGATCCTCAAAATCGACTCCTCAGGGATGATAAGACTTGGTCGAAGTCGGTCTCAACGTACTTCTCCTCGGATCCATCGTCTAGGAGGATGGTGACTACGAAGCCGTTCAAGGCGATCTCGATCGTGATCATCGTGATGTTCGACGGATCATCTCCGTCGCCATCCTTGTCGATCGGACCCTTCTCAGCGATCTTCTTCAAGGTCTGAGGCGTGAACTTTAGCACCGCTTCTGATTCTTGCTTGATAGGTTCTAGCGCACTCTTCGGCATCCCGTTTTGTTGGCTCACCTGCACCCGCCTTGTTGATCGTGCAGTTGTTCATCCACTCCTGGCACGAGGTAGTTATTCGTTGGTTCTTGTGATCCAGGTCGTAACCTGGACACATGCTAAAGATGAACGCTGCTACAGCTTCGATCATGCCTTGCCTGACTCTTCGATCAAGAGGTGGATGAACCTCGAGATCTTCTTCAGCATCCGGAGCTGCTCTGAGTACGAAGCGTTGAGCTCTCTAGCCTTCTCGCGTGCGTCCTTGAGATCTTGGTCCTTCTCCTTAGTATCGAAGATCTCTTGCTCATGAACGGCTTGAGCCAGCAAGCGACCTCGACGATCGTCGTTACCAAGGCGGCGAAGCTCTTGAACGAGCTCTGACCGACCTTGCTTGTTGAGGTACTTCTCCAGCTTTGTGATCTCTTTCTCTAAATCCACTAGTCTCCCCTTTTCGTAGGTTGTCATAAGAGTATCAACCTCTTACGGTTAAGTGAACGTATCAAAACGATGCACCACCAGCTCCAGCGGTCTTGATATAACTTAACTTTAGGAGGGAGGCCCATGAGTCAGATGCAGTACTACTACCTCATATTGAGGTACCCACTACTTAGAAAGTTCGTCACGTCTTGCTTCATGACGAATCAACACGACCGATTGTACGATCTCTTGATGGGTCTTGAGACCGATGAAAAGACCGCAACAGTCTAAGCCTAAGCTTCAGACCATGGGAGAGATCCTGTTGGAGCATGAGGTAGTCATTCAAAAGATGGTTGACCACGGGTTGCAGTGGGGTGATATACTTGCCCTGACCCACGGGTATCTCATGGTGCACTGCCCAGGCGCCCAAGAGAAGTATGTTAAGGGCGGAACCCCGGTCCAGTACTACGGACCTAAGGAAGGATTGAAAGATGAGTAGTCAAGACGTAGAGTTCTGGTTGTCGATGCTCGGCGTGTTCTTCGCCTCAGGCGTCGTCTTCTACATCATGGAGAAGATCCAGCAGCGCAAGATCGAGGACGCTGAGCGTCAGTTTCAGTGGACGATGAAGTCGAGAGGCCTATCAACCGAGATCCTGGAGGACCGAGATGGTAACGACAAGAAGTAAGTCCGCGAAGGTGAACTTCGGCTACGGAACCACTAAGATCGCCCACAATGGTACGAGCTTGGTACTGACGAGCTGCAAGGTGACTCCGATCGGTGATGAAGCTCCGAAGCGCTCAGCTAAGGGATCAGACACCTTAACGCTCGACTTCAAGTACGAAGCAGCGCTTGACGTGCTGATTGAGAAGTTAGAGCAGGTCCGGGAGAGCTTACGTGAGAAGAAGTCCTAAGTACGAGACGAACGACACCGAGGGCGTATTGCCTAAGGATCTTCATAAGAAGGCGATCGGATTTGCTAGGAAGGTCACCGGCTTGCAGAGACCACACCGAAGTCAGACCGTCTTCATAGAAGCGTACCGTCAGTGCTTCAAGGACATGCAGGAACTTAACATGGTTTCAAAGGAGTTTAAGGATGGCGAAGAAGACAAAGAAGGCTAGTCAGCCGAAGAAGGTGATCGAGGCACCTAAGCAGTTCTCTAAGGAAGAGATCGAGGCAGCGCTTCAGATCTCTCACTCCGAGTACTTCATGAACGTCATCGCTCTGTTGTCACACGACCCAGACATCCAGGAGTTGACGTACACTAAGGTGCCTATCACTACTCCCGCGGGCGGGAACTACCTGGTCTCGATCCTCCACATCGGAGGACCTAAACTGAACCTCAGAGACTTGGCCGCAGCGGCCGAAGCTCAGGTTGAGCTCTCTAAAAATAAAAACGGCTGAGTTTCCTCAGCCGTCTTCTAGATCTATTCAGATCAAATCCCAGATTAAGCTAATCGGAGATTCTTGGCGATGACATGCTTACGTCCAGCTGCGATCAGCGGAGTTCCGTACATCAACTGCAACCACTTGTACGAAGTGTCCGTAACTGCAAGGTCGTACTTGATCATCGAGCCAAGTTGCTTCCAGCACAAAGCGTCAGCATCGTGCATCAGCAAGAAGGCCTTAGCGCCGCCGGGCTCGTTGGCGTTGATATCGATGCGAACAGCGACACCAGAACCAAGGGGCTTAACGCGACCGATGAACTGCCATCCAGAACCAGTTACGCCTACGGGAGCGCGGAACACGTTCATGTACAGCGGAGAACCTGCGTAAGAGGGCTCGATCTTAACTTCGTCGCCAGCAGCAACTGCGCCAGAGATAGCGGCCGAAGGAAGAGTCTCACCGTCAGCCATAACCATGCTGACCTTGTACTCATACGTACCAGCATCGCCTGAACCGAACTGAGAATCAGCAGCGGCAGGAGTAGTCATGTTAGCAACTGTAGGAGCTGCAGAAGCAGACACGGTTGCAGACAAAGGACTGATGCGAGGACGGTTGAACAAGCTTGGCTTGAATCGGAAGTCGATCGAGCCAGTGTGCTCCTTAACGCGGTTTCCAGAAGTCAGCGTCTCACCAGGAAGCGTACGTTGCTTAGCGTAGAAGTCGCGTGAGAAAACAGAGTGAACGTCTGTTCCAAGGTAGCAGTCCATAGCCATACCAAAGTTGTTCACGTTGGTGAGGGCCATGCGCTCTGCAACAACTTCGTCCAACTTAGCGCGGATGTCGAGGATGACTGAATCCGAAGATCCAACAGCTTCAAAACCTGCGAAAGCGGTCGACTTGTACTGAGACTGAGCTTGCTTGCTTGAGATCTGAGCTTCGATACCATCATACTCGAGAGAGTTGATGTTAGAGTCAGCTTCAAACATAGCGCGCTCGTTGCGAGCCAAGAGCTCAACAGTTTTGTTCTTAACTTCGCGAGCGATAACCGGACCGTGAGCCGCTTGGATCAAAGTCAAGTTATGCTGAACTGCGCCGTAAGTTCCCAAGTACTTCACTTGGATAAATTCACGATCGTAGTTCGCGTCGGTCTGCTGAGGAGTTCCACCCATTTGGAAGAACGGGCTAACTTCTTGACCGTACGAGTTTTGAACGTTGTACTCATGAACGGTTTGAACCACTTTCTCTTTCAGGATGTCCTTCCAGAGTTTCAAGTGCTCAAGACCATGAGTAACGAGCTTGAGGGTGCGGTCGAGGTCTTCGACAGCGAGGGCCGACGCGCCAGCCAAAGAGCCGGGAGCAGTCGAACCGTAGTTTTGAGAGATCGACAATGCTTTTTGAAGAGCGTCGACCTTCTGAGCGTCCATCGATCCAAATCCAGTAACGGATCCGTCGTTGGCAACTTGTTCGAGAATCTGTTGCATGACTTTACTCCTTATTAAGTAAATCAGTTTGTGGATTTGTTATCGTGTTGTAAATAAATGTGTTAAAAACTTAACTTCTAAATTATAGCAGAAACTCAACTTTGTTTTTCAAGTTGAGCTTCGATAGCTTTTCTCCAAGCCGGGTTGAACAACGTGTTCGTGTTCTCAAGCTCGATAACGGCGTCAACTGGGAGCTTGCCAGCTTTAACTAGAGCTTCAGCAGCATCAAGTTTCTCAGCTTTAGAGAACTCTTGAGGACCGCTGTTCTCAGGCTTTGACTTCTCGATAGCATCGATGCCAGTCACAGACTTAGCGCGTTGGGGCTGGCCGGCCATAGCTTTAATCAAAGCTTGCGACTCGTCCAACGACTTCTTCAGCTTCTCGTTCTCTTGCTTGACCGGCTCGATCGCTTTAGTGATCGCAGACTTGATCAAGTTCTCAAACTCAGCTTTCTTGAGGTCTTCGGCTTTCTTCAGCTCTTCTTGCTTAGCTTTCTCAGCTTGCTCAGTCTTAGCCTTCTTGAAGGCCTCAAACTCAGCATACTCTTCTTCAGAGATCGATTTAGACATGACCTGTCCGCCCGCGCGGGGATCCTTCATCTTGGGGGCCTCAGCGAGGCGACCAGCAGACGAAGATTGGTCGATCGACTTAGCTTGCTTCTTAGCTTCTTCGTTCTCGATCTCACCGATCACCTGGGCGATCGTTGAATCGTACTGACCATCGCGCTTGCCGTCCTGATCGTTCTTAGGAACGTCAGAGATCTCTTTCGGTCGACCAGCGCCGCGAGAAGCGTCATCTTGCATCGCAGGAGCTGCAGCGAGCGCAGCATCAGCTGTGGTCTTGCTATCCTTAGCGATGTCGAGGGCTTCTGACTTAACTACGGGCTCTGTGAAGAGCTCGTTGATTAGCGTGTCGATCGATTTGTTAAGTTCATCCATCGTAGTCTCCTAATTCGGCAGTAGTACCAGCGTAAATGGGGCCAGTAGTACGAAACTTGAGTAAATTATACCTTAAAACTATTCTTTCACTTTAAGCTCAGGGAAGTGGGTCTCCATGCGGTCCTGAACAGCGTTCCAGATCTCTGATCTGGAGTTGTTCGGGTACAGGGCCTGCAACTTATCCAGAAGCTCGAGCATCTGCGACTTAACTAGTTCCTTGCTCGACTTCTTGAGCTTCTTCTTGTCCTTCGACTCTACTTTCTTATCCTTGTGATCCATGCTCTCTTGAGCCAAGGCGTCACCACCCTTTAGATCACCAGGTGCCTGGGCGTACCCAGCACCAACTCCAAGAGCCTTCTCAACGATCGCCACAACTTGGGTGGGTGTGAACGTTGGTTCTTCCGACTTAACCACTGGTGTCTCTTCTGACTTGCCAGTCGAGTCGAACTCCAGCTCAGAGCCGGTCATCGACTTAACGATGTCAGCGTAAGTATCTTGATTTACAGGAGAAAACGTTAATGCCACGTTCTTGATGAGGCAGCGCTTGATGATCGTAGGATTCTTAGGGTCCCGTTCGATAACCTTACCCTCGACAGACATTCCCACTCTTCCCTTATCGCCTTTGTTAAGGGAAGACATGATCTCATAGACCGCCTTGGCCCGGGCGTGATTCTTAAACAAGCGACCACTAACGTACAAGCCAGTAGGTGTCTTAGTGTAGCCATCTAAGGCTCCGATCGTGCTCTCTGGTGAGTTGTCGTGGTCGAAGTTAAAGAAACCGTGACCCTTAGCGATTGGGGTGGCGTCGATGCCGCTAGGAACGATGATCTCACCCTGGCGGTCAACGGACGAAGTAGAAGCCAATCCAGCAACCTTCCAGTCACCGTCCTTGCTCTTCTCGATCTCAGCTGGCATTATGAACTTAAACGTATCTGACATTTGAAGCCTCTTCGACTATATTTTACCATGGGTGGTCGACTAGTCTTCTTGGTCATCGGTTCCGTAAGTACGGTCTACGTCTATGTCTAGGTCTACTTGAACTGAGGGATCGTCTACGTTTGCTATAAGCTGGTCAGCACGATCAAGAGTAAGCGCCGTCACGAGCTCGGCCATGGCTTGTTTGAGGGCGAAGTGGGTCTTGGTGTTTGACCAACCTAGGAGCTTAGCGATCTCCGACTGAACTAACTCAGGCATTGAGCCATCAGGAGCAGATCGCTCCATAACGAACAACCAGAAGCAATTCTGGTGCTCAGGTGAGTTTATGTGCCAGGGACAGTCCACTTCTCCGTTGTTATTCGGCTTGTTATCCCGTAGACAGTCCCTCGACTTTGGTGCCGAAGGATCCGTCATCTGCTCTCTCTTTTAGGGGAAGATCTTGTAGAAGTTGTTGGTGTTTACGACGTCTTTAACGAACTTAGCTTTATCGTAGAACATGTCTGTGACCATCTTTTGAACGAATGGAAGCGCGTAGTTCTTGATGCCGCCTAAGCGGATCTCGACCGGCTCGCGAATCAGCGGGCACTTGTCGAACACGACCTCGATGGGTCCGAAGAATGTCATGACCTTAAGCTCCTCAGTTCCGTTCATCGAGCTTCCGCACTGGATCAGAGCTACCTCATCGGCAACCTTCTCCTCGATGGCGTCAAACCCATGGATCCACCACTCTTTTATGACCTTGGCTTTATAGGCGTCGAAAGACAATCCCACACGAGCGGCTGAGCGGGAGTCGATGTAGTCGATCTTTCGCTTCACCATGCGGTAGCGAGTCTCGAGCTCTCCATCGAACTGGCCGTCAAGACCACCAGTAGCTCGGTGGCTCATCAAAGTACCGTTTCGAGCGATGATACGCTTGCCGGGGTTGTTCTCAGCGATCTGGAAGCCCATAGAAGCTGCGAACAAGGTAACTGTGCGAACTTCTTGAGGAATGCCTTCCATGAAATCGATCAGCTCAACTCCGTCGAAGATGGAACCGCCTGGAGTGTCCAAGACTAAATAGATGACGTCGCTCTTGGCTAGGTTTCGACTCATATCTGAGAGCTTCTTCATCATCGATCCTACCGATGAACCAGTTACGGGGCCGCGAAAGACTAAAGTGTTCTTGGCCTCCAGGACTAGAGTCTTCTTTACGGAGACTTGCTTGACCTCGCCGCCAAGACCTAATAGATCGTCGAACTTTGGAACTTTAGCTTCCTTCGCTCCGTCGTTGGTCCGCTCTACGGTAGTTCGGTTACCGCCACCGGTGAGACGCAAGCTCACTGGGATACTAAGTAGCACGAGACCGGCTACCGCTAAGATTGCTGCGAGCTTACTCATCATGTCTCCTTTAATTTGGTTAGTCGACTAGCTCTTAAGTTAAGTCCAATCATAACTAGCATGTCTCATCTTGGTAACTTAAATTTTAGGCAGGAGTGAAGTTCTTCTTGCACTTGTCACGCCAATTGCACGTCTTGCAGTAGTCTTGGGTCTTCGGAGGTAAGGTCTTCGAGTCGTGATACCCCTTGACCTGCATGATCTTGTCCACGATCTGGGCGAAGACTTGGTCGCCTTGAGTCATGGTGAACTCTTTCATGGCAGTGTCGTCCTTGTTGACGTACAACCAACGAACGCCATCGGCCTTCGTGAAGCCGGCCAGTTCTTTGATGTGACTGAACTTACCTTCGGCTAGCATGAGGTTGAAGACGTACCAGTAGACCACAGCTTGTATGATGTGATCCGCCTTGGCGGTAGCTAGGGTGTTAAAGGTCCTGGCGTTGCACGACTTGAACTCGCCAACCCACAGCTTACCATCGATGACCACCAGCGCGTCGACCTTGCCCTTCTTGATGAATAGTTCGGTCGATACCAGCGGGAACTCGGTGTCTAGCTTGCTTGGGTCTTTCCAGTCCTTGTTGAACGATCCGTCAGGGTTGTAGTACTCGATGAGGGTGCCTGACTTCTTGAAGACGGTCTTCAGCATGTCATGGATGGAGTCTCCAAGAGCCATGCGCTTCTTACCGTCTAGGTCGAAAGCATAGTCTTCTGGCGTACCGGTTGAGGAGTATAGAATCTTACGAAGGCAAGGTGAGCCTAGAACTGAGGGCTTAATCTTGAAGCCGGTAGATGCCGTCGTACTCGTCTTCTTCGGTTCTTCCCGGTTCAGTGTCTCGTTGAAGATATGAATCAAATTCGCCATGTGACGCCTTTAGTAAGTCGGTCATGTCCGCCATCGGTCTGACCTCTGTTATATCAGCGATCACCTCTCGAGTGCCATACTTCAGGCGGAACGCATCGTGAGTCCACTGAGATTTGTAAGCTTGAAACTGCATATGGTGCCAGGGGTGGCCGGGGTTGACATATACCACCCAGTCACCGTCTTTGTACTCGTCAAACGTTTTCATCTTCTTCTCCTAAGATCTTGTCCGCCAGGCCCAAGTCTACGGATTGACGCGCAGTGAGGATGGTGTCGAAGTCAAGCATCTTGATTAACCGCTTGCGGGAGAACTCAGGGTGCTTCTCGCGGACCTTCTCTAAGTACATGTCTTCCATCCACTTGGAGAAGTTCTTGCACTCCTCAGTCCACTTGTACTGAACCTTAGCGTGCGCATCGGAGTCAGCTAAGACCGGAGTTCCGTAGTGGATCATCTGCTTCGCGTTGGGCGCCATGATCCGCTCGTCAGCTGCCTGAAACATTATGCTGCCCATCGACATGATCTGACCCTTGCCGATGATCTTAACGTGGGAGACACACGCTTTGATGGTGTCGTACACCGCCATACCGTGGTACTCGTCTCCGCCTACGTTGTTGAGCTCAATCGTGATCGACTTATCTTGATTGACGTTGTCTAGGATGTGAAGGCCCTTAAGCAGGTTCGCGGCTATCTCAGCATCCGTCTCACCCACAGAGATGATGGTCTTGGTCGGTATGTAGATACCGTACTCATACAACTTATCTACGTCATCTCTGTTGAGCTTTGCCATCTACTTCTCTTCTATGATAGCTAGGACTTGAGAATCCTCCATGACACAGAGATCCATACCAGCGATCTTAGCGTTCTGGTGGTTCGTGCCAAAGTATACCTTCTGACCAACCTTAAGGTCTGATGCCGCAGCGCTACCTACGAACCGAACGACCCCGATGTACTCATCGGAGTCTGGCATCTTGAGAAAGGTAGCATTGCCCTTAGCGGCTTGCCGAACCTTCTCGACTGCTACCTTGTTTCCCCTCAAGACTAGGTTCATTGCGCTTCTTCCTGCTTAACTTCTTCTTTAGCTCCGCGCGACACGCGGTTGAGGGTGATAGACACCATCATCTGCTTGTCTTTGCCGAACTCTGATTCTTTGGTCTCGCCAGTCTTCATGCCGAGGATCAAGCCCTCAAGCTCTTCGCCAAGCATCGCTCCTGCGCCTACGTTCGCAACCTTAAGACGCGTAGAACCTTGGTAAGCTTCTTGCTCCTTGGCGCGAGTGCTGATCTCGATGCGAACAGTATCGCCCTTGGTCGCGGTATCTTCTACTTTAGAGACGCCGTCACGAAGGTCTTCTTTGATGAGCATGAGCTCGTGAACTTGCTCAGTTGAGAGGTTGAGCTTATCAAAGATGATCTCCAGC